ATTGCTAGATGAACTTGTCTCCTTCGATAAACCTGATACCAAATGGTTAGTCGATGCTACTGAGAAGTTCTGCCGTGACAAGGCTGTCTACAATGCCATCATGGAATCGATTCAGATCATCGATGGTAAGGGTACAAAGACACAGAATGCCATTCCCGAAATACTAACAGATGCATTGGCAGTCTCCTTTGATACACACATTGGACATGACTTTATCGAAGACCACAATGAGCGGTTTGACTTCTACCATAAGGTCGAACGCAAGATGCCGTTTGACTTGGAGTACATGAACAAAATTACACAGGGTGGTGTTCCGAGCAAGACTCTGAATGTGATCCTCGCAGGTACGGGCGTGGGTAAGAGTCTGTTCATGTGTCATCATGCTGCCAACTGCCTCATCACAGGAAACAATGTCCTCTACATCACTTGCGAAATGGCAGAGGAGCGTATTGCAGAACGCATTGATGCTAACCTCATGGACATCTCACTTGATGATTTGAAGAAATTGCCTAAGGATATCTACAGCCGCAAGATGCAGCGTATCATGTCCTCTACCTCTTCTAAGTTAATCATCAAGGAATATCCAACTGCTACTGCAAATGCAATGCACTTTGAAGCCCTCTTAGATGAACTGCGACTGAAGAAGAACTTCAAGCCAGACATTGTGTTTATCGATTACCTGAACATTTGTGCATCTAGTCGCTTCAAGGCAAACGCTAATGTCAACTCGTACACTTATGTCAAGGCGATTGCAGAAGAACTTCGTGGCATGGCAGTCAAGTATGATGTTCCAATCTTCACCGCTACACAGACAAATCGTGAGGGGTTTTCTAATAGTGATGTCGAACTAACAAATACAAGTGAGTCATTCGGTCTTCCTGCAACAGCAGACTTTATGATTGCTCTAATCTCCACCGAAGAACTTGAGGAATTAGGGCAACTCATGGTCAAACAATTGAAAAATCGTTATGGTGATCCATCTGCATACCGCCGCTTTGTTGTTGGAGTAGATCGAAGCAAGATGAAGTTGTTTGATCTTGATGCACAGGCACAAAAGGGTATTTCACGAATGGGTGGAAAGGGCGATGAAGAAAAAGTAGAAGTACCTGAAGGCGGCAATAGTTTTAAAACTTTTCGTCAGCGTTCAGATGAGAAATTTTCCAAGAGAAAGTTCGAGAATTGGTCTTGATCGTATAAATATAAAAAGGATTGAATACAATGAAGAATTATAACGGCATTTCATTACAGCACGAAACCGAAGCAGGGGCTTCACATCAGACCGCCTTGATTTGGGCAGTAGAAAATACAACTGGAGATGTATTGGAATTGGGTTGTGGTGATTATAGCACGGAACTACTACATAAACTACTTGAAGGGACAGGCAGAAAATTAGTTTCTGTTGATGATAATTACGAATGGACAAATAGGTTCACTCATATGGCTAATGATAACCATGTATTCAAAGTAATAGATAAAGACAAATGGTTTGTAGCAATACATGAATTTACAAAAGTTGAATGGGGGGTTGTTCTTGTTGATCAAGGATATGATGCATCTGGAGATACATCTAGATTTTACTCTGTAAAAAAACTTGTAGATCATGCAGAATATGTTATTGCACATGATGCCGATTTATTGCCACATATGCAAATCAAAGACTACAACTGGAAGATTTTTTATCCAAAATATACTCCAATTGTATGGAGAAAAGGCCCACCCACATATATTATCTCAAACAGACACAATTTAAGTGAAGTGGCAATTGCAGAGGATTGACCTCTTGACAACAACTTGCTTCGTGATATACTACCATTCATGTACAGATTACACATCGACATTCCATTTGATGCTTGTTCGGTAGAGGAAGCACAAGAGAAAGCAAAGCAACTCCTCAATGAACTCTCCATTAACAACAATATTCAGTTGGGTCATCTCGCTGAAGAACTCAATTATCGATTGGGTAATGATGAAGATCGTCAGCGTTCGAACTATCTTGATATCAATCATAAGGGGCATTGCTCAAGTAAGAAGTCCACAATACGATTTTCGTAATGAGAAATGTCCGACTTGTGTTGAGTGTGGATGTGCCACATATAAGACACAAAGAGATCATACTTTTATGATAGGTGGAAATGAAGAAGTTCGCTCAGAGCCATTAGTAAAGGCTACAGTTGTTTACAACTCTACTGTATTTCAATGTACCAATCTAAAGTGCGGACGATACTATATGGGGCCTGAAGCAACGCAAGAATTTGAACCGATACATAAGGTGTTAACAAAAAGCATCAAGACATACAAGAGATTGTAACACATGGGACGAGGGGGTCTTTGGTTGGCCCAGATGAGTTTATACCTCTTCGGCACAGGTTCGATTCCTGATCGTCCTACTCGCAACTACTTACACTATTAACTTTTTAGGGAGATTATTATGCTGATTCCGAACACAAATTACATCATCGTTGAAACCACCAAGGAAGTCTTTGAATCTCATGTCGATGGAAATGTTGATAGCCGAATCGGCTCTCGACTTCCTGTCCTTGTTGGCAAGATTTACGCTATTGGAGATAGTCAGTTCTCTGATAGTCCTGTAATGGGCGATGGACGCTCGTTCTCATGGGCGCGTAAGCCTGATGCCTTTCCTTTGACTCATAACGAAGAAGTCATTTGCCAATATTGGGAACACGCCACACAGCACGAAGACAAATACTTATTCCTTGTTATGAAGGAAAGTGTCCTTGGAGTATATCGTGATCGTCAAGAAGTCGAATCTAGCCTTTTTGATAATATGCAGCCTGAAATCGAATTGGTATAACCTTACCACGATGGGTCGCTGACCCCAAAGATCGCGCCTTTGGCATGACAACCCCCCTTATACGGGGGTTGTTTCTTTAGAATTGAGGTTTGCTGAAGACTAAATACCGTGATGATAGTCAACTTTTCGAGTCTGATTACCCAACCACAACGAGTCTGCCCCATGAACGAGGCGGTGGAGACTCAACACCTTGAGCATATTGAAGATTTGATGTTAAAAGATTTGGATAATGGTATATCCAATTCCATGTTGCTAATGACCAATATTGCCAAGTCCTTGGCTAGCAGTACCCCAACCGCCAAAATGGTCATTACGACAAAATGGGATGGCGCACCTGCTATCGTGGCAGGTAAACACCCATCAAACAATGAGTTCTTTGTTGCGCTAAAACACGCAACGACCTCCAAGAATCCAAAGATAAACTTTACAGCAAAAGATATTAAGACCAATCACGGCGATAATGCTGACCTACTAAGCAAACTCACCCTTTGCTTGGAATATTTACCTTCGGTACTTCCTTCCACGGGAGTCTACCAAGGCGATCTGATGTTTAGCACCAACTCTAGAAAAGAGATGGATATTGATGGAGTTAAGAACTTTGTATTCCGTCCGAATACTATCCTCTATGCAGTTCCTGTTGGTTCACCTCTAGGCAAAAAGATAGGTGCTGCTAAGTTAGGAATTGTGTTCCATACGGTATATACAGGCAAGTCTGATACCTTGCAGGGAATGAATAAAGGAACGCTTGCTTCTTTGGATGGATTTAAGCAGACAACGAATGTATGGTTTTCTTCAGCCACTCTTCCTTCGCCTCCAACAGGTAAGACATTCATTACTGCAAGCGATTCTTCACAAATAACGGCACTTCTTAAATTAATGAAACCTTTGGCTCCCAAGACCAAGTCATTCATCAAGATCGTATTCAAGTCGCATAAGACTGATATCTTTGATGAACTAACACCTTTTATAAATTCAGGTGTCAGAGCAGGAATTTCAAAGTACGATTCCTCTAAATTGAAAACGCATATCGCTTCAAAATATGACTTGGCAATTGCTAAACTAAAGCAAGCAAAGAATCAAGAACTGAAGCAAAAGGCGAAGATAGATGCATTAAAGTTTATTGATGCCTATGCTTCTCAATTCGATCAGATGTTTCAACTGCACTCTCTTATTAGCGAGGCAAAACTCATAATCATCAAAAGACTTTCCGAAGTCAAGACTATTGGAACTTACCTACCTACAACTACTGGTATCAAGGCAACGAATCCTGAAGGCTTTGTTGCTGTTTGTGGTGATACCTGTCAGATGATTAAATTGGTAGATCGTATTGAGTTCGCACAGGCAAACTTTAACCTAGCCAAGGATTGGAAGTTATGAAGACCTTTTTAGAAGCAACAAAAAGTAAGAAACCCGCAAAGAAGTCTGTAGTCTTTGCATATGGTCGCATGAACCCGCCCACCACAGGTCATGGAGTTCTTGTAAAGAAGGTTATCGATGAGGCAAGTTCTCGCGGAGCAGATCACTTTATCTTTGTTTCTAAGTCACAAGAGCCAAAAAAGAATCCACTCACGCACACACAAAAGGTATCCTATCTTCGTAAGTTGTTCCCACAGGGCAACTTTCCGCTGAACAAAGCAGTAAACCCATACGAGGCTGTTCTGTATCTGTGCGACTTGGGATACACCGATATCACCATGATTGCAGGAAGTGATCAGGTTGAAAACTTCAAAAGCATTGTGAACTACAAGGGTAAGATTGCAGAGAAAGATCCTAAGAAGCGCAAGTATTCCTTTGATACTTTCAATGTTGTTCAGGCAGGAGAAGAGCGCGTAGAGAAGATTACTCTCGCAGACATTGATAAGATGCTAAAGAAAGGCAAGACAGTCGATCCAATGTATATGTCGGCATCTCTCATGCGGGCTGCTGCATTCGCCAAGCGTTTCGATATATTTGCTATCGGCATTCCTGGTAACAAGACTCTAGCCAAACAACTTTACAATGATGTTCGAAAGGGCATGGCACTCAACGAAGAATATATTCCAGAAGCCAAGGATGATCCAACGGACAAGGTTACCATTCTTGCTCTTACTTCATCAGATAAAGACTTGAGTGATACTATTGAGAAGATGCAGGAAATCTGCAAAAGGCGTAAGATTGAATTCTATGCTGTTAAAACTTCCAAAGCACAAATTGATATTTCGAATGTGATTGCCAACAAGATTGTAATTAAGAACTACGATGGTGAAGGAAAAGATATAGCAATTGTTCCTGGCGATACTGTAGCAATTGTTCGTGGTGGTGTAATGAATACCGACATCGGTGTTGCTATTATGACTATCTTGCAGAATAATGGCGTATTCATGATTAATGAGCGTGGAGGAATGGAACTCTGTGCAAATAAGTTAGAAACTGCTATTGCTCTAAAGAAGCATAATCTTCCACATCCTCGCACCGCTTTTGTTGCGGCTGAAGAGAATATTGAAACTGCTGTTAAAGAGATTGGTGGCAAGTTCCCTGTTATTGTGAAGACTCTCACAGGTGCTGAAGGCATCGGCGTTTCCAAGATTGAAAGCATGGAGAGCCTGAAGTCTGTATTGCAAACCTTGTGGAAATATGGCGCAGAGATCATTATGCAAGAGTTCTTGCCCGATTTCAAGAACGATGTTCGCAGCATCTGTCTGAATGGCAAGATATTTGCCTGTGCCAAGCGAGACAAGGCTCCTAAGGATTTCCGTACAAACATTGCTCGTGGTTCAAAGGGTGGCGCATTCCAACTTTCTGATGAAGAAATCAAGTTGGTAGAGGAAGCCGCTCGGGTTAGTAAGTGCTACTATGTTGGAGTCGATCATGTAATCAATGACGGCAAACCATACAACATTGAAATGAACGCAA